CAGTAACATGTACATACCGTCTGGGTACTGCTCGTTGCCTATGACAGACATCTCTACGTTGTCTACGTATATAACCGCTGCTATACGTACTGTCTGTTCATCCGCTTCTAGCTGGGTAACGTGCTCAAGAATGGCGCTTACAACTTCAGATGCCTTTGGTGGGCCGTAACCTTCTTTGGTCTTGCCAAACGAACCTTCGATTACTTTCATATATGTTGATCTACCCTCCAATGTTCAATAAATGTCGCAATAAAGTGTCATTTGCTCCATATATAACACATTGTCGCAATAAAGTGTCATTTGCTCCATATATAACACATTAAAGTGACTCTCCAATCAACCGCTCAAGATACCAACGTGCCTTTCTCAAGTCCTCCACTGGCTTACCCTTGTACTCGTAACGCCAAAGGTACTTCATTATGTTACCCTTGAGGTAGCCCTTGAAGTCTTGAGGGTGCATAGACGCTTTGATTGCTTCTATGGCTTCAATGGCTCCTAAGTTGTAGTGGTCGGGTTTAGTTACAGGATCTCCTTTGGTAGTCTTGTCGCTGGGGTGAAACAGCTTGCCGTATACTGGGGTACAGCCCTTGCGATTCTTGTCCCACTCCTCTGGCGTAGCGTTGTCAATACTCATCTATCTGATCCTCCAAAAGTTCCTCCCAAAAGCTGTCTAGGTTCATTATCAGTTTGTCCTCAAACCTGTCTAAGAGTTCCTCGGATGTTATCCGCAGAGACTCTAGCAGGTCATCTGGGTCGTACAGCTTCAAGAGACGCTCCTTAGTTTCTTCCAGCGTTAACATACTCAATCAACTCCTCCAGTGTATCTATATTGTACCACATTATTTTGTATTTGTCACACCACTCGTGCATCTTCATCTTGGTACTTTTGCTTACCCTCTGGTTGGGCTTCATCAAGATAAATACAAGCTCCTCCGTCGGCGAGAGCGAGTCAACGATTGCCTTATACTTCTGAGTATCTCCGATTCTAAAGAACCCCTTGGCTTCGATGTAGTACTTGGTTTCTCCGTTGTCGTACACAAAGTCTGGGGTGTAGTTCCTGTGGATTGTATACGGTATCTTGCACGGCTCGTAGCTAAAGCCTCGTGGTTGTAGCTTCTTCGATAGCTCTTCTTCAAACCCGCTCCTGTAGCCATTATAGCGTGATTTCCGGGACTTTCGGCTCATTGATTACCTCGACTAAATAACGTGGCCCTGATGAGTAAGCGAAGGCGCGAACTTGAGGCCAACACTCCTTTTTGTATTGACAGTACGAGCAACCGACGGCGAGTTTCTGGTTGCCGCTCTTTCCATCGTCTGTAGGCTTGTAGCAGACGGTAGGAGGCTCTGGTTGCTCCACTAGCTTTTTTACGTGTTCTATGCGATCCTCTATGTCGTAGCTTATCAGGTCGTAGACAGGGGCCTGAGTGTCCTCAGAGTCGTACATGAGGTACGTCAGATGCCCGTTTTGTTTGTCCATTGCCAACCATCCAAACTTGGTCTGTCCTTCAGCAAACGCATAACCCTTAATTTGACCAACGTATCCGAACGGGTCATCGTAAGCCAGAGTTCCATCCTTGAATTTTCTAAACCCATAAGACGAAACAGACTTAACATCAGTGACAACACCGTCAATCTTACAGTCCATAGAACCACTGATACCCCTAACGTTAACCTTTTTCTGTTCATCTGTAACCTCGTGTCCTGCTGCTTTGGTTAGGAACAACAACATCTCTTCGATCAAGTGTCCGTAGAGAAACTTCACGTACGTATGTGGAGGTATCTCTTCGGACGTCTCTGGCTTGTTAACCACGTTCCAAAGATACCTGTCGTCCCGGCCTATGTTAGACATACGTAACGTGCGTCCATCTCGATCCTCTGGTGTAAACTCCTTGCGCATGAGGTTCTTGACGTTTTCACCAAAGGTCTCTATGGCGGTGTCTAAGTCAACGCCTTCGGGCACTTCTTTGGTAGACACAAGTTTGTATATGTCGTCTACTAGGTTGTACACTGATTTACTCATTATGTTTTACCCATCGACACTTTCGCGTCTCTTTGTTGAACAAAAGAAAAACAACGCCTAATGCAATTTGCTCGTTTGTTCTTTTGTCTTGGACTTTTCCGTCTTTGTTTGATGTTTTTACGTCTATCAATATAAACTCTCCATCTTTAAACGCAACCATGTCTACTGGGCCGCAGCTACTCGTGTTTCTAAAAACTTCGTAACCGTTGTCCCACATCCAAGTTACTGCGTAGTATTCTGCTAAGTCTCCTTTCCTAGATTGACTGTCTTTTATAGGTGTAGCCCTAGTTCCGTCTTCGTTGCTTTTGGCTTTGTTCCAACCCATCAGTGTGTCTCCGCCCAAGTTGTCCCGAGTTTGTACTCTCCGTCGAGGGGGCAGTTGAGCTTGTAGTAGATCCCTGCCGCCTTAAGGCACTCGACCGCAAGCCAGCCGAAAGTCTCTGCCTGCTCTGTTGCAACCTCTGTTTGTACTTCGTCATGTATGTTACCTACAAACTTGTAGTTAATGTTCCACTGCTTAGCGTACTCGTCTAGAAGCACCAGTGCTTTCTTCATCACGATTGCGCCAGCAGCCTGTAGTAACGTATTCAGTGCACTGTGCTCCGACCTGATCCAGAGCTTTCTCCCGTCGAGCCCGATAAGATGGCCCCGTTGAGCCGCTCGTCCAACTCTATCTCGTAAGTCTTCAAGAGATGGTGTATTGCGTAGAAAGCGTTGCTTAAGTCGATAGCCGTCTTTTGCAGATCCTCCAACGATGCTTCCAATTTTGGCTTCTCCTGCTCCGTAGAGGAAAGCGTAGATGAAAGTTTTTGCCTGAGGTCTTGTTTCAAGCCCAGCAGCCAGTTGATTTCTGGTGTGAATGTCTTCTGTAAGCAGGACATTGGTGAACTCCTTGTCGTTCATGTAGTGAGCTAGCATACGCAACTCCAAACCTGAAGCATCGAAGCCAACCAGTGTTTTACCTCTAGGCACAATCCAACAACTACGGCACTCTTCGCCGTACTCTGAGTAAGACGCTGGAACCTGAGCCATGTTTGGGTTCTGGTGGGTCATACGGCCCGTTACAGCACCGTTAGTCGTTACCCTACCGTGTACCCTACCGTCCTCAGAGACATGCTCTAGCCAGCTTTTAACCTGTGCAAAACGCTTTTGTAGCATTAAGTACTCAAGAACCAACGCAGCTTCAGGAATATGATTCTGTTCCGCAAGGGTTGTCTCGTCCACCTGCGCCTTCCCTGTCTCAGTCCTAGCCTTCCAAACGACACCAAGGTTCTCAAGCCTCTCAGCGACTTGCTGACGGGAGCCCGGATTGAAGACCGTAACCTTGTCCTTAAGTCTTTTGCCCGTCTTGTCAGACCACCTTTCTTCGACAATCGGCGGGAATACCTCTTGTAACGTAGATTCAATTTCATTCATTCTCTCCTTAAACGTTGCCAGAAGCGTATGAGCAAGCCTCTGATCCAGTAGCCAACCGTTGCGCTGCTGACCCTGAATAATCCACTGAACATCGTGTTCCAACTTCTGGCACTCGTCCGAAAAACCCTCTAGCTCCCCCAACAGCGCCTCGTGTACAGCCTGAGTTACCACTACGTCTTGGATGCAGTAGTCGATCATCTCAGGGGTTAAACGAGACCAGTCGTTGTGGTCGCCTTTGGGAAACCCTAGTTTGTTGCCCCAGTTACGTAGACTGTGGCCGCCTGCGCGAGAAGGACTAGCCAAACGAGAAAGAACAAGAGTGTCAACAACACTGCTGCTAGGGATTCTTGTGCCCCAAATTCTTTCAATGATCGGTACATCAAAGCCAATCCCATTATGAAAAACCCAAGAGGTATCAGGTAAGCTACTAAAGTATTCATTGAAATGCTCCTTATTGCATATTACAGTATCTACTCCCTCGTAGCGACACACAGCTACCCATATTGTGCTTGGGTTTAGCCCATCAGTTTCGATGTCACAGTAAACGTAGTTACTCATTCTTCTAACTCGTAAGTAGCTCTTATGGCTAAGCCTATCCGATAAGCTATCTGAGGTACTATAGCGTTACCTAAGGCGTGTAGTCTTTTTTCATTATTTCTGTCCATCCTTGTGGATAACCCATCATGGCTTCCACACAAAAAGGGCAAGTCTTTCCTTTGAAAAGCATCGATAAACCCACTTGCTTCCCTAAAGAAACTCTCCGAAGAACGGAAGGGTTGCCTAAATGTCCTCTGTCCTTTGAGTCGCTCGCTAGGGGAGTAGGCAACAATCCAGACTCTATCTCTTCTGTGATATGCTCCAACCGCACTAGCTGGAATAATGAACGATTCTGTGGTGTATCCTTCTTCTTCCAAATCGGATAACACTCTGTCGAGTCCCAGGGTAACGTGACCACTAACATTTTCAAAAACACACCAAGAGGGCCTTTTTTCTGAGACAATACTTCTAATGTAAGGCCAGATGTGTCTTTCATCTTCTTCTCCTTTTCTTTCTCCTGATGTACTAAATGGTTGGCAAGGGTATCCTGCTGTGAGTAAGTCACAGTCTGGAACAAGTCTTTTTGCATCACTAGCTAACTCCTTTACGTCCTCAGATAGGGCAACACCAGGAAAGTTCTTTGCTAAAACTTTACGGCAGAAAGGATCAACATCACAAAATAAAACCGGGTCACTAAGACCTGCCCATTGAAACCCTAAAGCAAACCCGCCTATACCACTACACAAATCAACGTGTTTTAGCATCAAAAGTCCACCTCTTTGTTATCAAAAGAAGGCGCTGGAACCTCTGTCATACGACCAGTGTCTATGTCGTACCTGAGCCAACAGGCTGGCCCGGTCTGACCTGTGTATCGGTTCTTGAGTACACGTACAGTCGTGGTGTTGCGTATGTCAACGTCCTCGTGCTGCTGATGTCGCTCCATACCGATAACAATGTCAGACAGCTGTGCGATGCTCTGTGAGCCTCGTAAGTCCTGTAGGCTGATCTTACCTCCGTCCTCGTGAGCAGTTCCCGTTGTACGCTTTAGGTGCGACACTAGGAACAGACTTATTCCTGTCTCTGCCACCAACGTGCGTAGCTTGGTCATTATCTCATCAATCGCCTTCCGTTCATCGCCGTTCTCTTGAGACGATACGACGATTGACAGGTGGTCGAGGATGATGTATCGGCAGTCGAGAGCCTTAGCCATGTACCGGACTCTCGAAAGCAAGTTGTCTGCCGAAGTTGAGCCCCAGTGGTCGAATAGGTAGTAACGACCAGTTCCCAGTGTTGCTTCCCAGAATGGCCTAAGCTCATCAACAGGTGCATCTTCTTCCAAGTGAAGGGGCCTGTTTGCCGCCACCGACATGATTCCCAGAGTTGTCCTCGGGACATCTTCTTCGAGTGCAAGTACACCAATGTTGGCCGTTGTACGTTGGAGCAGATCGTACTCAAGTTCGCGGATGAACTGAGATTTACCCATTCCAGAGCCACTGGTGACAGTAACGAGTTCGTACGGTCTATGTCCTTTTGTAATGTCATTTAACCCCTCCCAAGGATAAGGTACGCTCTTTACCTTACGCTTGTTAACCAACGCCTCCCAAGTGTCTTGACCAGCTATGATACCGTCCGGTCGGTAAACCTTAGAATCCCACCAGCACTGAATAAACTCCTTGACCCGGTTAGACACTAGCATCTCACTAGCGTCCTTCTGGGACAGCTTGACTATTTTCAGCTTGTTGGGGCTGAACAAGTCCTTAACTTGCTCTACGGCCAACTGTCCAGCCTTGTCGTTGTCGAAACAAAGCACTACCTGCTCGTAGCCTTCTAGCCACTCTAGTTGCTCCTTGATCTCCTTCACGGCAGCACTAGCGCCAGCCTTTAGGCTTACTACGTCAAACTTCTGCCCGAACATCTCGTAGACACTCATGGCGTCTATCTCACCTTCGGTAATCGTTAGGTACTTACCTGTACCTCTGCAAGCCTGTTGTCCAAACAAGCCCGTGTTACGTACTTCGCCAGTCGCCCTGAAGCCCTTGGTGGCTACTTGGCGAACCTTTGATCCTGTTAGTTCTCCTGTCTCTGTGTTGTAGTACGGGTAGTGGTGCTTCTCTATCTTGCCAGAGCTATCGTAGGTGACTGTCACTTGATACTTTTGGCAAGTCTCCCGTGATATTTTTCTGTCTGTAATAGCCGCTACTATACCGTCCATAGCCACATTTGCTGTTGCTATGTTCTTTGAAATGTTGGTATGTTCGCTCATTTGACCCGTAGTTCCGTTAACGTGATAAGTGCATCCTGCGCCGAAACAATGCTCGCCACCGTCACTATAGATTGCGAGAGCGTCCGTGCTCCCGCAACTAGGGCAAGGCCCGTGGTGACTGAAGCGCGAGTCTTCAGAAGTCACCTGTACCCTCTGGCATATCGGCTTCCTCCAAGACCTTCACGGCCTCCAAGTAGGTCGATGTACCGTGTACAGGGTGAGGATTACCTAGCTTGTACTTCACACGTACACGGGAGTTGTAAGGGATCTCTCCTGCGTACTTGTTGCCGTCGGCGTCTACTACAGCCACGTCAAACTTCGACTTGAACTTGCGCTGTTTGTTGCCTTGGTAGTCCTTGATTTTCACACCAGCGGCACTCAAGGTATTAGCGTCATCCTCGTCAATCGTAAGTGTGATTGAGTAGGCTCCGGTATCTTGGCCGTTGAATACGTCGTGGGCGGTGACGTGTGAAAAGTTAATGATGCCCTCTACTACTTGACTAGCCATAGTCGTATCTTCCTCTGTTAGCTGCTTTGGTTGTTTGCCCCCGAGTTTTCAGGGAACACTAATAGTATCTCACAAATGAGCGTTCTGGTCAACGTAAATAATACCAACTAGAAACCCTGTGCTGCGGTTTTACGGTTGCGTGGGCCGAGGGACAGGCCAGCGTTCTCTAGTCGTTTCAACACGCGTGTGTGCGTGTAAGCGACTGTCCAACCACGGTCACCCCGGTTGTACACGGCAGTGACTAGCCTTGCGTCCTTGTCGTACAGGGCCTTGATCTCACGTTTGGTAAAGGTGTCGATAGTGTCGATGGTGAAAGCTCCAGAGTTCATAACGTTAATTTTCATAGTGGGTAGTTCTCCAATGTTGTTTAGGTTGTGGGCTACAGGTTGTTGTAGTAATCGTCGATAGCCATATTCTCTATCGTGGCTGCCACGTCTTCAAACAGGTAATCAGATACCTCCTTGGTTAAGTGAGCGTCTAGGTATATTTTAACCTCCAGATCATCGTCATCAATACGCCACTGGACGTAGTAGTACGCATCGTTACCTTCGTAATCGAAAGATCCTCTACCGTTCTTTGGTGTAGTCATTCCTAAATATCTCCTTTGAGTTTTTGACTGTACGTATGGCTACCTCATAAGCCTCTATCTTACCATCAAAGTAGCTCGATAGAACCTCGTGGCTGGTGTTCCTGCGTTGTGTCTTGTTGTTGTCTAAAAGCAGTTCCAGCGTCTCTATAACAAAGTCTAACTGAACATCATTCATTTCCTTTAGCCTCCTTGAGCATCTTAATAGACCGCCGTAGAAGTACCTCAGCAGACAGGAACTCTGCTAGCTCATGGCCGTACAGCCTGTCTGTTGATACCATTTCCAGTGACTCGAGTGTATTTTCGAGCATACGTGTCAACTCCGCTTGATTACTCATTCCACTACTCTCCCGTTCCATTTCATAGTCATTCCACGACTGTCCCAATCGTCAGCCTTAGCGTTATAGTATAGCTGGTAGGCTAGCACCGGGTCAAGCCTTTTGTACTCATCTGGCATACACTGTGGTGGCTCTTGCCACCCTACGTGCCCCTGTAAGGCTCTGGGAGGCTCTCTAAGCGATTCTAAGTGCTGGGCAATGGTTTTGTGTACCTTACCGTAGCGCTTGCTGTATTCGCTTCCTAAGGCCTTTAGGTGCAACCATGCCCATTGGTACGCTTTTGTACTGCTACGTACCCATACAGCAGACGGATGGTTTTTGTGCGTAGGTTTGTACGCTGGCGACTCACCGTCTAGCTCATGGTGGGCCGTAGAGAGTAGCTGTGCAGTCTCTAAGATCATCTTAACCACATGGCGGTCACATTGCATACGTGCGGCCACCTTTGGGTTACTGTTTAAATAAAATATATTCATAATCTAAGGTACTCCTTAGTTATACCTAAGTAATATACATTAAGTATTTAATATATAGTATTACTATAAGGTAATACTTAAGTAATATTCTACTCCAGTATATCGTCAACGGTCAACTCCTCGATGTCTGGAATAGTACCAATGTTATCGTTTGACTCTGCCTCTAGTCCCCATTCTGTAGCAAGAGATACAGTGTGGCAAGTACTACAAAGATCGTAAAAATTACCATTTTTATCTTTCCGTTTTGTTTCAATATCGTCTAGTAAGCAATCGCAGGCTTTACATCTCATTGGTTCTATCTCCTTTATTTCCGTCTGTTTTTGTGGCGTTAGATACCGCTAGCGCCCCCATAAATAATACCCCTAATGCTAGGAAAGGTGGAAAAACTATACACAACAGAGCGCCTATAATCCATCCCGAATATTTCCGTGTGTCCATCTCTAAACCCTCTCTATTAGTATGTGCCCGTTAATTCTATAGTGTACATACAGTCTTGCTTAGCGCGTGTCCCTACGTGTACGTTAAACCCTAGTCCACGCTCGACTAGGCCACGCACAATCTGTAGCATCTCAATACGACAATCAACGTAAATATTCACAATGTTGCTCCTTATCTTGCATTGCTAAACCCTCTCTATTAGTATGAGTAAACTTTTCTGTGGTGCATTAGTACGCACTCAGAGCCATTATAACTACTCTCGTCGCCCTTGTAAACAAACCCCGTGTACTTATACGGGTTATATGTCACTTCGCGTGGGTCGTTGTCATCTAGCAGTGCCGATAGTGGCGCAGAGTCTGCTATGTACCCAGTGATGCCAGCGTGTACGTTTTTCACTTTATCCCGTAGGACGCGCTCACGGCCTCTCTGAGACACTTTAGGCTGAGCCTTAGTTAGCCATAGGCTATCCAAATGTTGCACCACACGGCCTTTCTGTGGGCCTTCTAAGGCTTTAACAGACCACTTGTGTCGGTGTAGGTTGTAGTACACATAAACTTTCATGTCTCGTCGTCCTCTCTGTTAGCTTTAAAGTCTAACCATAGGGCAATCAAAACCCCGGCTGCAATCAGTATAAGCACGTCTAGTATCATAACACGTACCCCTGTTCTAAGCATCACTTGCAACGATTATGCAAAAAATACCGCATAGCAAGATAAACCCGACTAGTTGTAAAAATTCCATCATTGTGTCTACCCCTCCAAATCTAAGTTAAAGTGATCGGCTAGTTCCACAAAATTTACACACGAGATCCATGCGTTGACAATGTCACATAGCAATCCGCTGGGCTCGTGTTGTGATAGCATATCCCGAATAAAATTCTCTACGTACTCAGCGTCTATTTGCTTCCCGCCGTCCTCCTGTAGCATACCCAGAAAATCAGACCCGTTTAGCCACAGGCCAGCTTGCCACGTCTCAAAGCTAGAACATCCGTTGTATGTATTGTCTGTCATGGTGTTTCCCTCTTTTGTTGTGCCAGTGTTGGCTTACCAGTGAGCACCCTAGCAGATGCCCACCAGTAAAACAACGCCCTCTGTTAATTACAACCCCGTTTCGCTACATAATCACCACAGCATACACTGCGGCTACCATATACCAGTGGAAAATACTTCTCTAAGTCTCCCCCATTTTGCCGCGTACCGAACAACAAACTGATTAAATTGTTTGCGTCAGCGTACGCATAGCACACAGCCCATTCTGGTGTTACTTCACTGCTGAAACTGTACTCTATATCTAGATCACTGCTTGCTAAATTGTAAACATATATCATGGTGTTACCCCTCTGCTAGTATTTTAACGCATAGTACGTAGAAAGCGTGTCGCTGGTTTAAGTACGTCTCTCGCAGCCCGTCGCCGTAAGTAGAATCGATTAACCGAGTCATGTTGTTGTACGTGTCTACCCATTGTTGTGGCCACTGGTTTTCGTTGTAATCTGTCATGGCGTTACCCTCTTTTAGTTGGTGGTGCGTTGGTTTAATCGTGAGCACCGTAACAGATGCCCACTGTTAAAACAACCCTTAGTTGTCACCATCTGGTTGGTATTTGTTTTTCAACTATTTTTAAAAATTCAATGCGCAGTAAATCAGCCTGGTAGCGTAATTCTATCAATTTCTGGTAATTACCCGAATTAACTGCTGTTGCTTTTTTGTGCGCCTCTAGCCATGCTTGATAGGCTGATTCACGATTGTCTAAATAATCCACAGGAAACCTCCAGGTTGTTTATGATAATAAGCCGATTATTAATGTTGCTACAATTGTTAAAGAGAATACGATTTAGTGTTGGCCTTAGTTGGCACGAGCGCGTCGGTTGCGTGACTCTGCGATAACTTCATCCGCTAGCGCATCGCTGACCTCTGGACCATACATGTTTAAAGTCAGGCGGCCTTGGAGCACGCGGAAGTCTTCTTCAGAGTAGCTGCGGAGGTTAGCGCGGATGTCTTCGATGATGGCTAAATGTGTCATGTGATATTCCTCTTTAGTTGATGGCGCTGGGCCGTTGAGAGAGATACTAGCAAACGGAACGATTCGATCAAGGATTTATTGTGTGAATATTACCACGATTATTTTATTGACACATCCAGTCACCTTGTGTTACTCGCGTGTGCGCGTGTGTGTAATAGTGTCTAGACTTGTGTAATTATTTACAGTTGACAGGGTAGGTTGTGGTGTGCTTGTGATGTACTCAAGAGGCACCTACTTTGGCCCACACTTTCGCCCTTTTGTCAACCCCTGTGTCACCGTGAATATTACCAAAGTTTTCCCTTGTGTTGCCTCTTGTGTCATGCTTGTGATTGCTAGGCCCTAACACAAGTGGCCTCTTGTGTCAACCCCTAGTATTTACGTGAATATTACCTAAGTTTTCCCTTGTGTTGTGGGCTGTGGTGTGCTAGGGAAAAACACAAGGGGTGACCTTTGGATAACCCAGGGGGGGAGGGGGTTGGCTTGTGATTACTTTTGTTGTACCCACTCAAGTTTACAAGAGGTAAATTTTAGAAAAAAGAGGCATATTAAACCCTTGTTTACGCTTGAGGAGGGTTTAAGTAACCTCTTGTGTAGCCTAAGGAAAGACCTTGTGGATAACTCTGTGGATTACTTGAGTAAAAAGGTAAGGTACTCCTCTAATTATTTATGGTAATATTACACATATTAGTACTAAAGGGGTTGACATTAGTTAAAAAATATGGTATAATAAAAGGGTATACTGAAGTTTACCAAATTAAGGGATTAAGTAATAGTTCTTTTATATATATCATCTCGATCCCCCT